CAAACCAATAACCTGTATATACCAAACGGTAATATTATTGGTTCACCAACTGTTACTGGTAATCTATCAGTTACTGGTAATTTGATTATCACCGGTACTACAATTAGTAATACCACAATTAATACAACCGATGCCATTATAACTACTAACACAGTTGTAACACCATCTATCACCATCGGTTCATCAGGTTCAGCCATAACAGTCACCGATGTATACGACCTAGACGATATATCATATGCAACCGATGGCTTCACCAACGTCTTTCCATTGACCTACAACCAGAACCAACAGACTTTTCCTAGTCCGTTTAACCTGATGGTCACAATTAATGGTCTAATTCAACCGGCCTTCTATTCTAAATACGATACCGTTTGGTTATCTAACATATTACCTGCATCAAAGGGGTATACTTTAGACATTTCTGGTAATCCAACCACAAATAACTATATTAAATTCGCAGATTGTCCACCACCTAATTCACAGGTTGATATAAGGACAGTCGTTGGTTCTACACCAACTACACCTAAAACCTATCCTTTTAAACCCCTAGACATTTTTATGGGTTACTAAATAGAAGATACTATTCCTTTAAAATATTGGAGCTAAAATGGCAAGAAAAGCTATACTTGATACGTATTATCAGTTTACACCGTCAACAAGACAAATTATTATTCCAAGACCAATCCAGCAAGAGAGATTGGTATTGATTACTGACTTGGCAACCAATCAAGTAATCTATAACTTTTCAGATCCAAACTTAAAAACAACATCTTATGTTGTTGGTCCTGACGTTAACGGTTTGTTTGCAGCTGCCAACGCAACGACAATCACCACATTAACGTTACAATACAATACAACGGCTCTAACAGCAACAGATAAATTACAGATTCTTATTGATGAATACGATGAGAAATTTACACCTTCTGAATCTTACTTAGATCCAATCAATAAATTACGTACATCTACACCACAAAACTTGATTGATACCGACTATGAGTATTCAATTCAGACAACTAAGTGGGAACAATTAGCGTTATTAAACAACAGACCATATGCTTATTATGTAACTGCTACTGGTAATATTCCAGTCATTGACGTACAGGCAGTTAACGGATCCAAAACATACACAGCAAACACAACAGGTACACTTTCTCCAGCAATTGGTACTCCATTCTTTATTACAGATACACTTTATGCTGGTGCTGACGGTTTGTATATTGTTGACTCAAATAACAACCCATTACAATTTAATACAACAGGTACTTCAAATACATTTACATATACCGGTAAATATTATTACACAGGTACAACAGGTTCTATTTACAATCAAGGTGTAACAATTGGTTATAGTGCTGGTATATTCTCTGGTGCTAACATTGCACTATCAACAGCTTCTGTAACAGGTAACATTGTAACTGTATCAACATCTACACCACACGGATTACATTTAGGTAATGAAATAGCAATGACTGGTGCTTCAACAGCCAACGGTTCATTTGGTGTTTCAACAATTATCAGTCCTTATACATTCCAATACAATACAACAGGAGCATCTTTTACACCAACGGCTGGTGCAGTAACACTTACTAATGCGGCTTTATATGTAAGACCACAAGGTTTAGCACTACATAGACCATTTGACGGCGGTGTTCGTTTCTCAACAAATGCTTCTTCACATAATCAACAGTACGTTCGTCAGACTCGTAAGTATTTCCGTTACCAATCTGGTAAAGGTATTCAAATGTCTACTGGTACGACATTGAAGCCACAGTTTAATATTGATTCTATTACCGCTTCAGGTACAGTAATTACCGTTACAACAAAAGATCCACACAATATTGCTGCGGCAATGTCAATTTTAGTTTCTGGTTGTAATGAGACACCATATAACGGTATCTTTACAGTAACTTCTGTTCTTTCTCCATATCAATTCACATACACATCAGCAACAACTCCACTAAACCCAGTTGCTTCTGGTGCACCATATGTTTCTGCTAACTCATGGTATGGCGGTACTAATCGTGTAGGCATCTTTGATTCACAAAATGGTATGTTCTGGGAATATGACGGAATAACATTGTCTGCCGTTAAGAGAAGTTCTACATATCAAATTGGTGGACAAATTACAGTTGGTGCTGGTTCATCACTAGTTACAGCCAACACAGGTTTCCCAACATACTTCAATAAACAATTGACTACAGGTGATTTTGTTGTTATTAAAGGTATGACATATCGTGTAAATGCTATTTTATCAGATTCACAAATGTTGATTCAACCACCTTATCGTGGTAATAGCACTTTACAAAATGCTACAGTAAGTAGAACAGTTGATATACGTGTACCACAAAATCAGTTTAATATTGACCGTTTAGACGGTACTGGTCCGTCTGGTTACACAATTGATTTAACCAAGATGCAGATGTTCTATATTGACTATTCATGGTATGGTGCAGGTTTCATTCGTTTTGGTGTTCGTGGTCCTACAGGTGATGTTGTTTACTGTCACAAGATTATCAACAACAACGTAAACTACTTGGCTTATATGCGTTCAGGTAACTTACCAGCACGTTATGAAACAAACACATTCTCTAAAGTGACATACATGACAGGTGGTGCTTCAGGTATTGGCACTAACTTAAATGCTACCGATACAACGGTGTATGTTGCCAACACTTCTGGTTTCCCAACAACAGGAACCGTATGGATTAGAAATGCAAATACTGGTGGTAACGGTTGGGCTAACTCAGAATTTGTTAACTACACAGGTCTAACATCTAATACACTTACTGGTTTGATTCGTGCAAACATGGTATCAACATTAAGTACAACAGCCACAACAGTAACAGGTAATGCTTACTTAACATCTGTTGCTTCAATGACTGGTGTACAACCAGGTCAATTGATTTATGGTGGTGGTATTCCTTCTGGTGCATTTGTACAGAGTATACCCAACTCAACAACAATTGTAATGAACTATACAGCTGTTGCTTCAGGTACTGGTACAACAATTCAGATTGCTCCAATGTCAAACGTTGCACAGACATTCTTGTTCTCCACAACTGCACAAACAGCAATTGAATTACACTCACCAAACTTTAGTCCTGAGATTAACCATTGGGGTACTTCTGCAATTATGGATGGTGGTTATACACCTGATAAATCATTCATCTTTACAAGAGGTATGCCGTTAGCAACTAACGTATCTTCTGGTAGTACACAAGCTGTTATGAGTTTCCGTATTGCACCAACAGTAAGTAATGGTATCACATCATCACAACTCGGTGTTCGTGAAATTGTTAATCGTATGCAACAAGTACCATATGAAACCGATATGTACGCTAACGGTTCGTTCTTGATTACTTGTGTATTGAATGGTAAAACATCCAATACAGCAGAACAATGGTTATCAGTAGGTGGTTCAAGTCTTTCACAATACATTTTCCACAATCCAGGAACAACAATATCTGGTGGTGAACCTGTATTCGGATTCTTCTTGAACACACAAGGTACTGCTGGTTCTGCTGCTGGTCTATATGCCACAACACAACAAGACTTATCACAATTGTTAGCACTTGGTTCTTCAATTCTGTCTGGTGGTTCTGCAAATGCGGCCACTAACATTTATCCAGATGGTCCTGACGTATTGACATTCGTTGCACAGAATATTGGTTCAAGTGCAAACGCTTCAACAATTCAAGCAAGATATTCCTGGACAGAAGCACAGGCATAAGAAAGGTTTTCAATGGCCTTAACTCTAACACAGTTACAAGTTCTACCGGTAGTCAGCGATACATCTACATTTTATTTGTCGATGCAACCTGTTACTGCTGGTACTACTACAGCTGAATATGTAGCACCAGCAATTTGGTTTAATCCATCACAACAAATGTTGACGGTGGATCAAAAAATCAATATGACGGTGACTGGTTCATTGAAGGCACCAATTCTCAATTCATCGGTAGATAGTACGGTGATTGGTGCTAATACACCTTCTTCTGCCATATTCACTACAGCAGCTGCAACAACTTCTATCTACTCAAACAAGATAGGGTTATATGCAAACACATCAACAACTACATCTGCGGTATATCAAGTATATAACTCAGCTATCAATACATTAGATACTATTTTTGGATAATTTATAATGGCTAATACAGTATCCAGATTGACAGCCAACGGAAATTATTTTATTGCTGGCCAGTTTGATGAAGTGACTTTTGATCCAAATGCAAATTATCCAAAGAATTTAATAAGTAATAGTCAAATTCAAAGTTCTGGTTATTATCCATATTGGCCAAATAATTGGGCATTAAATACTGGTTATGGAATTTATAACACTCCAGCAACTTTATCTCCAGACGGTACGCAAACAGCTTTTAAATTAGCTACACTAAATACCGGTTCAGCTACAACTCAAAGAGCTTACTATACTCCACAAACATTAGCAGGAACAATATATACTTTTTCTGTATATTTGAAATCTGCTGAGTATCGGTATATGCAATTGTATTTAGAGGATACAGGAATAGAATCGTCTACAAATCCAGTAGGTGGCCGTGTTGGTATAACGGTAGATTTACTTACTGGAACATATATAAACACAGTATTTGGTGGTAGTATACCGTTAATAAGTTATAATATACAACCATATGGAAATGGATGGTATCGTTATAGTTGGACAGTAAAAGCATATTCAACAACATCAGCATCTATTACAAATTTTATCTTTTATCGTATATTGGATAATAATCAAAACGGTGGTATTTTTGGTGATAATTTTTCTGGTATATATATGTGGGGTCCACAGATGGAAATTGGACCTGTTGCAACGGATTATGAGGCTACAAGTTTTAACAGTTTAATACCAACAGTAAATACAGCATCCAGATTAGATAGTTCAGGCAATATGTTTGTTAAAAATATATTTGATGAGGTAACTTTTGATGTTACTGCTGGGTATAATAAAAACATTTATAAAAGTTCATCAAATTTAACAAATATCGCATATTGGAATCCATTAGGAGCAGGAAATGTAGTATCATCTTATGCGACAACAGCACCCGATAACACATATACTGCGGCTAAATTAATACCTAGAGCAGGCCTTTCACCAACATCACCTTCATCAGAAGTATTACCACAATCCACAGGTTATGGTGTAATGACAGTAGGTCTAACATACACACAATCCATATATTTTAAAAATGCAGAATTTAATGGTTTAGGAATAAGAGACAATAATTCTGGCCAAGTTTATCAATTTTTTCCAGGAACAACACCAACAACTTCAAATAACGTATTAAATCCACAACTATTGTCTGTAGGTAATGGGTGGTATCGTGCTTCTTGGTCTTTTATTGCCAGAGATATTGCTGGCGGAGGTGCAAGAAGTGATAACTGGAGTTTTAGATGTACACAAACAGGTGATGGTGCATCCGGTATATACATTTGGGGCCCACAATTAGAATTAGGTTCTTCGGTAACAATATATGAAGCTACTGTTGGTGCGTCCGGATCTGTAAAACCTCCACCATTAGCAGGACCACCATCTAGATTAGACAATTTAGGTAACTTTTATGTTTCAGGTATACTAGATGAAACATCAAACATATTGCCTGTAATTGATAGTAGTCTTACTTTCTATGTAGACTTTGGTATACCAGAAAGTTATTCTGGTTCAGGAACAACTGTATATGATTTATCTCCTAATAAATTTGTAGGTTCAATTTTAGTTGGTTCTCAACAAGCTTCTGGACCAGTATTTTCTCCAACGGTACAAAATTCTTTTTATTGGGCAGGTAATAACTATAACCTTGGAGGTCCATATTTAAATAATGGCCAAATTAAATTCACAAATGCAACAATCAATAATTTGGGAATGTGGCAAAGTGATTTTACATATTCTTGTTGGGTGAATTCAACTACTGCAGCTGTCAATGCACGTTATGTGGAATCAATGATTGGTTGTGAAGGAACTCCAGCAAACGGTGGCCAATTTTCTGTTTGGTTTAACAATGGAACTATTCAAGTTGGTATGTATGGTTTTTCTGCTAACTATAATGCTTCTAGTTTAGCAGGAACTTGGATGAATATTACTGCCACATACACATACAAAACAGCAACTTTCAATTTATATGTAAACGGTACTTATGTAAGTCAGCAAAGTAATGTTGGAGTTTTTATTCCAGCCATACAAAATACTGGAATTGAATTGGGTTATGCTGGTTATGGTGCTGGTTATTTACATGGTTACTTGGCAAATACAATGATATACAATCGTTTATTAACGCCTGCAGAAATTTCAACCAATTTTAACGGAATGAGAAATCGTTTCGGAGTATAAGAATAAATAGGATACTATGGCAAGACTAACTAATACCACAATCTACGGAGCAGCTAACATCACAGGTAACGTGGTGACGACTGGCTTTGCCTTTGATATTTCTGCAAACAATGGCGTTAACATATCTAATGCCAATACAATATCATCGGTCGTAATGTTGAATAACGGATCGCAATATCTTTCAGTACCTTCAATAGTATTTTCAGCTCCAACAACAGGAGGTGCAACAGCAAATGCTAATGCTGTATTGAGATTTTCAGGAACTATTCAAGCAGGTAATGTTGGTTCTGGTTATGCTAACGGTGATATCTTATATGCTAACGTTGCTGGATCATTACAAAATGCCTGGTTTACTGTAACAAGTAATACTGCAACAACATATGGTACTGGTGGTATAAACGGCATATCTGTTGGTTCGTATGGACAATATTTCGTAATACCACCCGGTTCTGGTGCGGTAAATCCTTATATCACTATTACAGGCACAACAAGTGCAACTGGTGTTGGTGCAAACTTACAATCATTCTCAGGAATGGCTATTAATAACGTATACTTCCAAACCACAGGATCTGGATACGTAGAACAACCAACCGTTACATTTACTGGTGGTTCACCAAGTACTGCAGCTACAGGGTATGTATATTTAAATAGCACAATACAAAACATTAGATTACTTGGCCAACAAACAAACTTTTATCAAGGGTATCAATCAACTCCAGCATTTCAAATAACAGATGGTGCGAACGGAAATGGTGGTGTTTCTGGTGGTTACTGGCAAATAACTAATGCAGGGTCTGGTGGTCAGTTATTCTCAATTAACACTCCTTCAGGTATTGCTTATATTGGTACAGGTTCAGGTTCTGCTAGTGTTGGTTTTAGAACAAACTTTAACTACGACCAATTTAGAATTTCACATACACAATCTTCAGTTAACTATGTAAACGTAACTGGTGCAACTACAACTAACGCACCAATTATTTCTGCACAAGGTTCTGATGCCAACGTTGCAATTAACCTTTTACCTAAAGGTAGTGCAGCCGTAATGATTACTGGTAACACTTCAGGTTACATAGCACAGAATAACTCAATCTATGTCAGTAACAGAATGGGTTTTGCCAACTCTAACAACATCTCAGTCGTATATCAAACTTGGAACACAGTAACAAATAGTTTAGATGTAGTTTACGGATAATATTATGGCCAATACGATTACAAAATTGACTGCGAATGGAAATTATTATTTGTCTGGTGGACTGGATGAAGTATCTGGTACATATTCAACTAACGGTTTAATTTGTCATTGGCCAACATATTCACCTTCTTTTGTAGCTGGTTCACAATGGATTGATATTGTCAATGGTAACAATTTATACATTCCTACTTCCAACATATACAATCCAGCATACGGCACAACTTATAGTAATGCTGTATACACAACTAATAATTTATTTTTTGGTACTGGTAGTACAGCATACAACGTTGATATTCCACAACTGGCAGGTGCAACATCTTGTACAATTGAAGGTGTTATTAAAATACAAGCATTTTCTGGTGGAATGGTTGCAGCGTTTGCTCAGTATGATATCTACACTGGTGGAGGTGGTTTAGGTTACAACACAGCAAATTCGGATAATTATGGAATAACTGCAACTCAAGTTACAAACTTAGGTATAACCGGAAAATATGCACATTATGTTTTTGTACTGAATACTTTTCCTAGTGGTACTGGTACATATGCCAATAATCAAATATGGATTAATGGTGTACAGCAAACACTAACACAGAATCAAAGTTTATGTGCAACTAGCGGAAGAGGATTTAATAATTATAATGGTGTTTCTTTACCAGGTGGTCAATTTCCAGAAAATTATTGTTTTACTATAAACACTTGGCCTAATCAATTTGGTGGTTATACAATGAACAACGGATTTGGTGGCCTAAGAATGTATAATCGTACACTCACACCAGCAGAGATTGTACAGAATTATAATGTAGCCGCATCTAACCCTGCATTTGGTTTGACACCTATATCAGCACCACCACAATCATCATTAACAATAAATTCAACAACACAGAACACAGCCACATTTTTGGCAAATAGTATTGATGAAACCACTTATAATCCATCATCTAGTATAGTACCAAATTTTGTTAGGTCTTCAACTGATTTTACACAAACAAATGTAGGTAATAGTACAACAACAAAACCATGGAATATTGGTGTACCAACATGGTCAATAACTCCGACTACAGCAACACAAGATCCTTTTGGCGGTTATACAGCATTCCATATTAATCCAACAGATACAACAACAAGTTTTCATGCAATATACCAAAACAATGGCGGTTTGTTAAATTTATCTCAACTTACCGCTGGCACTAATATTACTTGGTCTTTTTATGCCAAAGCCGCAGAACTTAATGGTGTGAGATTGGATGTCTATGATACTGTTACAACAGATGATATATATTTTAATTTAAATACAGGAGCCAATTATGGTTTTAATGCTGGATTAAATGGAGGTTCCATATATATCGGCAATGGTTGGTATAGACTTTGGGGAACAAGAACTCTTTTAGCTAGCGCATCTATAAATTTTGCAGTAGGTATTCTTGTTGGTCCGGCTGGTATAGGAAATTGGACAGCAGATGGAGTATCAGGTATCTATGTGTGTGCACCTCAACTTGAAATAGGTACATATCCAACTAAGTATGTTCCAACAAATTTAACCGGGACAGTTAGAAACTTTCTTTCCAGAATAGATGCAAACGGTACCTCACAATTAACTGGTTCATACGATGAATACACCAGAGGGTTTAATATTATTCAAAATGGTTTGATATACTATATGGATCCATCCAAACCAGAAAGTTGGAATGGTAGTGCAGTAATCAATGATATAACAAATACGTATACACCAGGTTCATTGAATGGTGGGTTTACGTATAACACAAGTGGTGGTGGTTCTATAACACTTGATGGATTAACTGGTTATGCTAATACCGGTATATTAGGAAATACATCACCATTTCAAACAACATCTGCTTTTACGATGAGTGTTTGGTGTAAATTCACAGGCCCTGCTAGAGGATCTGGCGGTACTTCTACATTATTTGGCGCCTTTAACTTTCAAGGATTTGGTATTGCTTGGCAAGCTCCACCAAATTCATATGTGAATACATTATATGGAGGCGTAAGGGTTAATACCGGAACAGAATTCCTCACTCTTACTAATAACCCAGCACATTTTCAATTAAACCAATGGTATAATTATGTACTTAGTTACAGCAGTTCAAATTTAGCAAACACCAATTTTCTTTATATAAATGGTTCTACTCTTGCTCCAAGTGGAACTCAATACGCTACAAATTTACCGTATAATACAAACATGAACGGGATTTATATTTCTTTAGGTAACGTACTTCAAGAAAGTGGAGGCCAAGCTGGTTATTTTCCAGGTCAAATAGGCCAAGCACTCATATATAACCGTGCTCTATCGGCTGCTGAAGTATTACAGAACTATAACGAAATGAAAAGCCAATATACAATATAAATAGGACACTATGGCAAAACTAAACAATACAACAATATATGGATCCGCTAACGTTTTAGGTAACGTGGTGACGATTGGACCTACGTTTGATATATCATCAAATGGTGGTATAAACTTATCTAATGCTAACAGTATTTCATCGGTGGTGATAACAAATTCTGGTGCAAATTATATATCAATACCTACTATAACTTTTTCAAACACGACTACTGGTGGTGTGACAGCTAACGCTAACGTGTTAATAAGATTTGCATTTCAATCTGGTTATGTTGCAGGTAACGTTGGTGTTGGATATGCTAACGGCGACTACTTATATGCAAACAATGCTAACGCTTTAACAAATGCTGTATTTCAAGTTACTTCCAATACAGCAACTACTTACGGTACGGGCGGTATAAATGGTTTATCACTTATAAATGCTGGCCTATATTTTACTGTTCCATATTATACAAATTCTGCCGGTGTTGCTAATACTGGTACTCCGTATTATATAACAATTAACGGTACTTCAGGAACAGGTACCGGCGCTAACGTTAATATAAGTGCTACTTCAAGTTTTATTGTTAATAACGTTTACTTCTCTAACTATGGTGCAGGTTATGTAGAACAACCAACAGTCACCTTCTCTGGTGGTTCACCAGGTACTGCGGCTACAGGGTATGCTACAGTTGGTACGGGAACAAACGTAAAATTTTTAGGTGGTGGTATTGGTACATCAGCGACATTTAGTACACCATCAGGTCCGGCTTTAATATTTAGTGATGGGGGTGTAAGTACACCTTCTGCTTTAGTTATTAAGAATGGTGCAAATCCTCAATTGATTCCAGCATTAAACAATGCTGATTTGTACCTGTCTAGTACCGGTACTGGATCTGTACGATTTTATACAAATTCGGTATCATATACACAATTATTGGTAACTCCCACAATTTCAGCAGTAAATTTTTTGGCCGTGACGGGCTCAGTAACCAGTTCAGGTTACGGTGGTCCTGTAATATATGCGGCTGGTTCAGATGCTAACATATCACTAGTGTTACAACCAAAAGGTCTTGGTTCTCTACAAGCACAACCAGGTGATAATACAACTGCTAACGGTGGACCTAGAGGTAACAATGCAGTAGATTTTCAAACAAGTAGAACAAATAGTACACAGGTTGCTTCAGGAACTTGGTCTGTTATTGTTGGTGGCCAACAAAATTCAGCATTAACTCAAGGTAGTTTTGTTGGTGGAGGATATAATAACTACGCAAGTGGATCTGGTTCCGGTTATAACACAATTGCGGGTGGATATCAAAATAATATTTCGGGTTCACCAGCTTATGGTTTTATTGGTGGTGGTCAATTTAATAACGTTGGTCAACCATGGGGTATAACCGTCGGAGGATCAAACAATACTAGTGCTGGTTATTACAACTTTATTGGGGGCGGATATTATAACTCAGGAACTTCTTCAGCAGCCGCCAATACACAGTCAGTAACAATAAATGCTAATACCATTGTTAATTTAAGTGGCGCCAATACAAATATCAGAGTTGGACAATTAGTAATAGGTACAAATATAAATCCAGCAACTTATATTACTGCTGTAAATAGCACAACAAACGTATCAATATCACAGGCTGCATCATCTAGTGGAACAACAACAGCATCTTTCTTTGTGCCCCACGGTATTGTAGTTGGTGGTGGCAACAATACTGCAAACGGTTCATATAGTTTTGTTGGTGGAGGTGGTGATGCAAGTACGGTAGCTAACGGCAACAAAGCAACTGGTGACTGGTCTGTAATTGGTGGTGGTTGGGGCAATTACATTGGACCAACAGCACATGGTTCTGTGATTGCTGGTGGCGGTTATAGTTATGGTAGTAATCCGCCATCTGTTGCTGGAAATCAAATTGGTTCCGCTCCAGGTAGTTTTATTGGTGGTGGTGTTGGACATAACATAGTAGGAACATCATCCGGTTCTGCTATAGTTGGAGGAGAATCACACCAAATTGGTTCTAATTCTACTAAAGCTTTTATTGGAACAGGAAGACTTAATTTAATACAATCTGCAGGCTATTCTTCTATTATAAATGGATACGGAGTTATTGATAGAGGTGTTTTGGGAGCACAAGCATATAATTCAGGTATTTATTTCAGTAGTAGAGGTGATACACAAGCAACAAGTTATGTTTTATTCACTACTACAACGACTGCAACTGTCACGGAATTGGCAACAGTAGGATCTCCTTCATCAACAACTATACCTATTGTTCAAGCACCAAACGGCAGCACATCAAACAACACAGTATCAACATTTCATGGTATTATATCAGCAAGAGATGCGAACTCAGCAGCAGCTGCCGGTTGGGAAATTAAAGGTGTTATACAAAGAACAGGATCAGCAACATCCACTACGGCACTTGTAGGATCTCCAACAATTTTATTATTAGGTGCAAATTCACAGGCAACAGCAAACGGATGGGGAGTAACAGGAAACGTAACAGTAACAGCAGATACTACATATGGTGGTATTTCAGTCAACGTACAAGGACCTGCAGCAAATACAATTCGTTGGGTTTGTCGTTTAGACACGGCAGACGTATCTTAATTATAAGGAAATATAATGGCATTACAATTAAATTTAGCAACAACACATTTTGGTGTACCAGCACCAGAAGCATACGCAAAAATAGAAACAGTTTCTGGAGATAAAGGTTTACTCCATGTTCATGTTCATGTGTATTTTAACAAAGAAACTAGAGACCAAAACGCATCATCAGTTGCGAATCATGCACACTATATAAGTGTATCTGATTTGAATGGTAAAGGTGATTTGTTCACGGCTATATATAGTGTATTAAAAACTTTACCTGAATATCAGGGTGCTTTGGACGTATAACATAAATACATTACTTACTTTATTAGGAGAAAACAATGGCAATTAGTATATCAGTCAACACAGACTTTGGCGTGACAGCGAATTATTGGAATATCGGTGCATACCAAGAAGACTTTAAAAACGGTGGTGCAGAAGTAACTATCTATGGTTATGCTACAGAAGCAGCCAGACAAGCTGGAAGTCAACCACTTTCAGCTGCAAAAGTAACCTTAACAGGTCAAGATTATATTCCTGATGCTACCAGAGCACAGGTATATTCAATAATCAAACAAAGACCTGAATTCCAGGGTTGTACAGACCTCTAAAATACCTATCATTCTCTTATTATAAATACCTTAATAGGAGAATGATATGGCAACAATAACTAATAGAGCTGACTTCAAAACATATTGCCTACGTAGGTTAGGTTTTCCCGTGGTCCAGATAAACGTGGATGACGACCAGGTGGAAGATAGAATAGATGATGCTTTACAGTATTGGACAGATTACCATTATGATGGCTTCCAAAAAGTCTATTGGATTCATGCAGTCACACAAAATGACATCAACAATAAATACCTAGATGCAACAACAGCCACAGATTCTGGCAATAATTCATTGCAAATTGTAGGTATTACCCGTATATTTCCAATTACCGATTCACAGGCAAATGTGAATATGTTTGATTTAAGATACCAACTCCGTCTAAATGAGTTGTATGACTTCACATCAGCATCCTATATCAACTACACAATGACTCAACAACATCTACGTTCATTAGAATTGATGTTCTCTGGTGAAGTTCCAATTCGTTTTCAAAGAGCTACACAAAGACTTTACATTGATTGGGCTTGGGGTATGTCTGAAGCACCAGTAGGACAAATTGTTGTAGCAGAAGCGTATGCATCTATCAATCCAGACCAATACAATATGGTATGGAATGACCGTTGGTTAAAACAGTATGCCACAGCACTTATCAAAAGAAGTTGGGGTTCCAATATGAAAAAATATGGTGGACTACAATTACCTGGTGGTGTTGTACTAAATGGCAAAGAAACATTTGATGAAGCCGAACAAGAAATTAAGATGTTACATGATGAGATGGAAACTCAATACGGTTCTCCACTAGAATTTTTCTTAAACTAATATGGGAACAAGTCCTTATTTTAATAACTACGGAAGTCTTCCAGAGCAACGCCTCATTGAAGATTTGATTGTAGAATCCATACAGATACAAGGTTTTGATTCATATTACCTACCAAATAATAACGACCAGGCCAGAGACTTACTGTACGGTGAAGATCCAATTCGTAAGTTTGCATCGGCTTTTCCTTTAGAAATGTATCTATCAAACTCAGGTGATTACTTAGGAGAAAAAGAATTCTTCTCTAAGTTTGGTCTTGAAATTAAGAACCAAGTTTCTGTGATTATGTCTAAGCGTTCTTTCAACCAAAGAACACCATCTTTTCTAACCAGACCAAGAGAAGGTGATTTAGTTTATATACCATTCTTAAACGGTACTGGTGAACTATATGAGATTAAGTTTGTCAATCAGACTAAAGACTTCTTTATGTTAGGTAGAAAGTTTCCATACTTCTATGAATTAGAAATGGAGAAATTCAAATACTCACAAGAAATTCTCAATACTGGAGTACCAGACATTGATACTATTGCAGCCGACAATGCATACTCAATACCATTAAATATGGGTACTGGTACAGGAAATTATGTAAATGCAGAGATTGTATTTCAGTCACCAGACGGTACATATGCCAACGCATCTACTGTGGCTATCGTACAGTCTTGGGTAAAACCAACAAACACATTAACTGTTACAAATATTGGTGGTACATTCACAGATAATTATCCAGTTTATGGTCTAACAAGTGGTGCAAATTATACTTTGAGTACATATAACCAGTTGATACCAGGAACACCTAAAGAAAATTATGATAATTCCTATATTAATACCAACGCTGGTGCTATTATAGATTTCTCTGAATCTAATCCGTTTGGGAATATATAATGTCTAATGTATATTACGACCGTGTCATCAGAAAACTAGTCATTGGATTTGGTAATCTATTTGATGGTATTAATTTGGTGCGTTATAATCCAGATAACTCGGAAGCAGAAAGGTTTTTAGTACCTATTGCATATGCAGCCAAAGAGTTATATGTACAACGTATTGAAGGTGATCCAAACTTAGACAAAAAAGTTCAGATGACTCTACCAAGAATGTCATTTGAGATGAATGGTCTTTCTTATGATGCTTCACGTAAACAAGCAACTAATCTAAAAAACTTTAATACGGCTTCAAGTGGTGTTGTTGTATCACAATATGTTCCTGTACCATATAATTTTGATTTTGATTTAAATATCTATGTCAGAAACATTGAAGATGGTACACAAATTATTGAACATATATTACCATTCTTTACACCAGACTATACCATTAAATTAAATTTGATTCCTGAAATGGGTATCATCAAAGAAGTACCTATCATATTGAATCAGGTGAATTCACAAGTTACATATGAAGGCAACCGTGATTCTGATACACGTATGGTTATATGGACATTAAACTTCACAGTCAAAGGTTTTATCTTTGGTGCTTCAAGTCCACCATCAAGTGTTATTAAAACTTCAATTACAAATATCTATAACGACATATCTCCTACAGACCAAGTAGTATTTAATTTGGTAGCTAACACAAGTGTTGGTGTATACCAAGCTGGAGAAATTGTTTACCAAGGATATAATTTTGCTACAGCAACTTCAACAGCAACCGTGGTTGAACATAAAACTAGAAACACACAATTAGTATTAACGAATGTGAGTGGTAATTGGATAACTAGTCAGCCTATAGTTGGGACAATAACAAATGCAAGTTATTCATTTGGTTCTTATGTAGTAAATCCTATAAAATTTGCAACTATTACTTCAAATACAAATCCATCTACGGCAAATGCCAACTCATCATACACATATACTAACACAGTAAAAGAATACAACTAAATACTTGACATAATCAATTAAGGACTATATTATGAATACTGAGCAGACAACCAACCTTATGCCGTTGCA